GTAATATAGACCTTATAGCTACTTATGATAAATTAAATAAATCAATAACTAATATAACTACATCAGGTGGATTTAAAAATTATATTGCTGCTTTAGAAAAATCAAAAGCATTAGTATCGGAAACATCTCCAAAATATAAGATTTATTCAGAAACTATTAAAAACGCAAAAGATGCTTTAGCAGCATTAACTGCAGAAGAAGCCAAAGCAGCAGCAAAGGCAAAAGCAGCAGCAGATTTAGCAGCAAAAACAAGAAAAATACAAAAAGATATGACTTATGTAGCACCTACATTAGGTATAAGTCAAATTCCAAATGCTCCTATATCAATGCCAGGTCTTATAATTGTTGATGAGAAAAAAAGACAAGCTGAAAGACAAAAAGAATTAGCACAAATAGCACAAAAGAATGCGTTATTAGAGCAACAAAATACAATTTTAAATTATTCAACTTTATTAACAAGTGCTTTACAAAGTGGATTTGAGCAAATGTTTACTACTATTATTGATGGAGGAGAAAATGCTTTCCAAAGTTTATTTAATGCAATAAAACAATTAATGATAAAGTTAGCAGCAGCGATTGCAGTAGCAGCAATACTATTTGTTTTATCAGGTGGTTTAAGTGCAGGAGGTTCTAAATTAGGTACTGTTGGTAATATTGCTAAAAATCAAGGTGGATTAGGATTTAATCCTTTTACTTTATTTAATGCAATACCTAAAAGTGGTATGATAGCTATGCCTTCCAATACAACAGGACAAGGTGGCTACCAAGTAGATATAATGGGAGACAAAATGAGATTATTATTAGATAACCAAGCAATAAAAAATTCAAGGGTGATATAATGGCTTACAATCATATTTATAATCTACAATTTAAAGGATTAGACCAAGTAGGTACTGATTTATATTATCAAGTAAAGTTCGAGAAACAAGAAGCTACTTCAATAGTTTACGATGTTACCGAATTAGTCCCAGCGCAAGATTCGCCTTTTGTTTTAAATTATAAAGCAAGTAAAGACAATATTTTTGCTCCTATTCGTTCTTCTTATGCGGATATAAAGTGTTTTATTCCTTACGATTCTACTACACAACCTTCGGATTTCTTTTTTGATACTAACGAATATAGTTGGAAGTTAAGCCTATACGAAACTAACGGTGTAACTGAAGATTTAAAATGGGTTGGCTTTCTTTTGCCTGATGTTATTCAATACGAATGGCAGGAGCAATATTTTCTTCAGCTTACGGCTACTGATAACCTTGCGGTTTTAAAGAATGTTAAATATTATAGAGAAGATTACTACGGTTTATACGATGATACAAATGTTGATACAGGTATAACTTTAAGTAGTTTTATTTGTAGATTATTAAAGAAGACTGGAAGCGAATTAAATGTTGCTTTTTTTACTCAATTTAAAATTGATGGTACTTTAATAAATTCTACTAACTTAATTTTATCGGAATATTCAGCAGTTAATTGGGCTACATTTGAGCCAAAGGATTGCTACTATCTTTTAACATCTTTAATGGAGGCTTTAGGTTGTATGTTATATCAATCTAATAAAGATGCTACTTGGTATGTGGTTTCGGTTAATGATTTAGCGGTAAACGATTTAATTATTAATGGAGATTTTGAAATAGATGGTACTGCACCTTATGTTTTTGAATATTGGGAAAACACAGGAGATGTAGTTAGCAGTCCAACAGGAGGCTTAAACGGAAGCCAGTGTGCTAAAATATTTGGAGATAATATTGCTAATGTTTATCAGTTTCCAAGTTTTCAAGCTGCTGATTATATTGTTTCTTTTTGGGCAAAGAATTTTGGTGCTACTACTCCAAGAGCAACTATAAGAATAGAAATAGATAGTGTTGAAGTATTTACTCAAGTAACTACTGATGACTGGGTTTATTATGAATTTCCTTATACGGCAATCGCAGGTGTATTAAGTGTTAATTTTTATAATAATAACGATGATTCAAATGGTTATCTTTTATTAGATAATGTATCAGTTAAGCAGCAGTTTCAAAACGGCTTAATATACGATAGTGATGGTACTTATATAACTGTTTATTCTTTTGACTTTTATTCATCTATTGGTAATACAGGTAATGTAATTTGGTCGGATGTAAATCAATTAGTTTCTTTAAATAAAAGATTAACAAGCGTTCAATTTAAATACGATTACTACGAAAGAAACTTACTTAATAACTATGGATTCTTTAAAGATTACGCAACAAGTACAACTATTCCAACTAATTGGGGTAATGTAGACCCTTCAGATGTGTTTGATTTCTTTAATGCAACAGGACAAAATAGACCTTTTGATAATAGGATTTTAGCAATTACAGATAATCAATCTAAATTAGATGCGCCAATACCTGATATGGGCTTATACAATGTATTTAGGATTTCAAACGATTCAACTTTTATAAATTATTTTGCAGTCAAAATAGAGTGTTCTGTTTACTTTGATGGTGCGCATAACCCAACGGATTCAATTATGATTGCTTTTGCTAAATCAGTTGATGGTACTCCTAATCCAGGTGGAACTTCTGATATTAGATATTTAGAAAGTAATGGTAATTTTACAAATATTGCTCAAAGTGCTACTTGGGATGGTAATAAATTTGTTCAAATTAAAATGACTGATGAAGATAATTGGGCAAAGTTTAAAGTATTATCTACTTATGATAGAAACTCTTTAGATACTGGTTATGTAATGAATAACTTTGGTACTTTTATTTTAAGAAGGCAATTAAGCACAAATACAGGTGCAGTACATACAACTTACTTTGATGATATTAAGATAAGTATTATACCACAAAACTACCAAAACACTAAAGGCTTTATTTATAATGCTACAAATATTGTCACTTACGATGATTTTAATCTACCTAAACCGTTCTCAAATACTTATCAATTAGAAAGTCAGTATCACGGTGGAATAAGAGATAAATACGAATCTCAAGTTATTGAAGATTTTATAGGAATTGAAGTAGGTGAATATAACTTAATCCAAAACTCAACTAAATGGTTAAGAACTTGGGAAGTTGCTACAGGAACAAATCCACAAAGACCGATGCAGGAATGTATTACTCGTTCAATCTTATCTTTTTATCAAAATACCTGGCAGAAATTTACAGGTAATGTTTATGGTAAGGATATATCTTTTGGTCAAGTATTTAATATTGCTTTAGCACAAGGGTTACACTTTATGCACGAGGCATCTTTTGACTATGTTAATAACAAAACAAACATCACAACACATCAAAGCCAAACTAATCAATTAGAAACAAATTTTACTTCTTGGTGTACTACTGATGATGATATGAATGCAGGTCAAGGTACGCCAGGAAGCACAACAAGTAATACGCAAGAAGGAGGCGACGAGTAATGAATGAGTTAAAAGAAATAAACGACCAGCTAAAGGCTTTGTCAATAAGTGTGGAAATGATTAGCCAAGCTATCACAGGCTCAAAGCTAAATAGGAATGGAATCCTTCAGAGATTAGAAACAATCGAAGGTGCTTTAGAAGATACTGAAAAAAGCGTTCAAGAGGTTAGGGATTATAATACCGGTATTAATTGGGCTATTAGAATAGGTGCTTTTATATTAACAATAACAGGTATAACTTTTATTAAAGACTTTTTATGGCACAAATAAGTGAAGAAGGATTAAAGTTATTAGTTGAGTTTGAAGGCTTAAAATTAGATGCTTATCAATGTACTGCTGGAGTTTGGACAATAGGAATTGGTTCTACTAAATACGATAATAGTCAGCCTGTAAAGAAAGGTGATAAAATAACCGAAATAGAGGCTTATAAGCTATTCCTTGACACTTCTGACACTTACAGTGCTTGTATTAAGAGATATGTCATTAGACCGCTTAAACAAAACGAATTTGATGCTTTATTCTGCCTTTGTTATAATATTGGATGCGGAGCGTTTGCAAAGTCATCTTTGGTTAAGTTTATTAATGGTGGTCAAACTATTGAAAAAATAAAGGTAGGCTTTATGATGTGGATTAAAGCAG